GAGTTGAAGTTACTGTATAAACAGTCAGTGCTCATTCCATCATACAAAGATCACGTAGCGATCTTGCAAAAACAATTAGGAATAGAAAAACATTCTTTTCAAAATATGACAAGATTGAATAGACAAGCTGTAATTAGTAACTCTCTTCGAAAACAATTGGCTAGTATGCCGAACTTGGCTGGAATAGGCAGCAAGTATCGTGAACATATCGCGATTTTACAGAAACAGACTCAGGCTCTTTTCCCTCATGACGCAAATAGATATATTCAAATGCTAAGGAAACAGGCCGAAATAGCTATGCCATTACGAAAACAGCTTGAGGTGCTTAATAAGCAAGCTGGTTTAAATAACATGCAAGCGATACTTAAAGAATTACAACAAAGTGCAAGTTATAAAACAGATGTAAGCCAAGACATAAAGAAAGTACTAGATCACTATGCTAGAACAAGAAATGCTTCATTACATCAAATAATAGAGCAGGGGATTTCATCTATTGCGCAGGCTTATGCTGAAGGTGCTACTGAAACATCACACACCAAAAGTAATGTTCAAAATAAAGGATTAAATAAACCTAGCTCAAAGTTTGTTGATTCATTTAAAGAGCTTCCTTATCCACTGCAATGGTTACTAATGGTTATATTTTCTCAAGTTGTGTTTGGTGCTTTTATTGATTACGGAAAAGAGAAAACCTTGCTGGGAATACACAAGGCAGAATCATATTTTATATCTCTGTTTGAGGATAAACCAATATCAAAACAACAATTAATTAAAGAAAACAAAGAAATTAGTTGGGAAGATCTCAATGGTTTTCGTTTTATAACTGGTGAGAACGTAAGATTACACGTCAGTCCTTCTATAAATAGTGAGGTGATTGAATGCATTGGCAAAAATACTATAGTGGCTGTTTTAGATAAAAAAGATCGCCAATGGCTTTTCGTGCAGGTTAAATCAGGGGACGAGTTTATTACTGGATGGATTACACAAACATACACAAAGCCTCTTAAGGCTTGAATTTTATCACCGTATCTTGGGGCTGGGTGTTGATGACGATGTGCTACTTGAAGTACTTGGGTTTTTTAACGCAGCATCTGAAATGTGTAGACTGACCGGTAACAAATGACAACTCGTAGAATCGGGTAACACACCAGATTCTACGAGGTTTCAATGACACCACGACAATTACTCGAAGACGTCAAATCCCGCTTCACACCTTTGATTGCGGATGAACCTGCTTTGCTGGAATCCCTGCTAAGAAAAGCATTGGGAACCTACCAGGATAGGGCGGGGCACATCAAGCGGATACGCTTCACTGATCAGACCTGTAAATCACTTGCTTGTCCAGCTGATTTTCTTGCGCTCGTATCGGTTACAGATCACACCGGCGATCTTGTCTACTCAGATGTTTACGATGGGAATATCGAGCTTGAAGATACTCATCGAGCGGTATACCCGCTGAATGTGTCATATCTGGCTAATTTACGTGATATGGATCTGGATAATGGGGAAGTGCCACCTGAAATCATTGGGTTACTTTCTGACTATCTGGAAGTGTTAATCGCGATACCTAACACTGATCGCCTGCGAAGAATATCTATCGCGGGGAAACTCGATGCCAGCAATTTATCCGACGAGAACACGCTGTATCAGCGGAAGCTGGATCTGGAAGAGAAAATGAGCGCAACAAGGGCAATTATCCCGGGTATTGTTCTTTTCTCATCCATGTTGAAGTGAGGTCGTTGATATGGGACTTAATGTTGCATCAGTAAAGTCTTATGTATCTTCGGCATTAACGACGACATTATTTGGCTCCGGCGTTGGTGAGCGGGAAGTTGGTAAGCTGACGTCAATCATCATGAACAAAATGTTGTTCGCGCAAGGATGGCAGTTCTCTGTCGAAGTTGATGGACTGGAGGGGGCAGACTTCTTTGCCAAAGATATTACCTACCACGATTACAGCATCGAATATGAAACGATTAAAATCGGCGGAGGGAATATCCTTCAACCAACGGAGCGTTCGCCTGGGCAGATAACAATGATGGTCAGGGATACCGTTGATGGCCTCGTTTTGGACTGGTTTAAGACGGCAAAAAGTCGGGTGATCAATCCGGACGGTACCGGGAATATACCGTCTAAATATTTGCTCAATGTGCGTATTTATCGGTTACTGTCTTCCGGTTTAACCAAACTGGAAAATGAGATGACGGTATTCCCGGTCACTACCGGCGATGTCACCTATGCGCGAGATCAGGTTACTGAATTTAAGTCATTCCCAATGACCTTCGCATTGCACAGCACGTTTAACCAATCCTCAAGTTCTTTGGCTTCCCTTCTGGGCTTTAGCTTTTCTCTTTGAATTAAGGAGCAAGGATGCTTTTACCTCTTTTCCCGCTACCATCGCGGCCAACTGAATTGATCCAGTTCCGTCAGCCAAATATTGCTGATGCGATGCGTTTCAACTCGATAACACCGGAGGAACAAGAACAACAGACAACGGCGTATTTAAAAGCCTTGCTGGCTGAACCCGCGAAACATGATCCCCTGACATGGACGGCGCAGGACCGGATTACCGCGTTATGGTGGATATTTACCGGCTCCCGTGAAACACCGGTCGAGACATTCACCTACACCTGTAAACATTGTGGTAAAGAGCATTATTACGATTGTGATATGAATGCTCTGGCTGAAGATATCCAGGTCCTGGAAGTGGAACCTTTCATTGACGATATTGAGGTGTCTGTAGAGGGAGTACCTTATCAATGGCGTATCGTGCCGCTTGATGGTTGGGCAATGGAAATGCTGGAGATGCGCCGTGCAGCATTGCCACCTGAAGACGACGCGGAATTCAAAGAAGCGATCGTTGATTTGCGTTTTTGGGAATTCGCTTATCAGTGTGAGCTTTATAACGATGTTAGCGGTACTCGTGAAGATCAGGCTGAGCGTCGTTATGAAACGATTAAACGGATGGCCATTGATACTGAATTTATGAAGCTGGCGGCACACATCCGACTGGCTCATGAAAAGCTCGAACATGGTTTACCGTGCTACATCGATAAAGGTGAAATGCGTCTTCGTCTCCCGCCGCATAAATGCCCAAATCAGGATAAAAAGGAGTCCACAGAGGGTGCATATACCCGTCTGTGGGTGCCCTTTCGGGCTACCGACTTCATTCCACAGGTGGGGATTGAAAAGCTATCAGACCTTAGTGTCCAACCTGGTTTTGTATGGGGGTATACCGATTCAGGACGCTGAAAGGCTTACTGAATCCTATGCGTTTTTCCTGTTGGAGAAACTGGAAGAAAAACTTAAACCGAAACGGTAGGCGATAAGATCATGGAAAGAAAAAACGCCAACATTGACGATGTTATAAGGACAGTTGAAACCGCCAGCGCAAAAGAGCTGGAAGAGCTTGCAGGTATCCGGGAAGCTGTTGAAGATTTGAAAGGGGGACGCGTTGCAACTGTTGATCCTGTCTCTCGCAGTGTGTCGGCATTAAATCGCACAATCGAAAATTCCCGGCCAGACTTTGTGGCCAATGCGCCATCAGTGGACCCTATTGTTGAGGCAATGAAACGGCTTAATTTAGGGGACGTTCCTCGTGTAGTTCAGGAGGATGTTGCTCTACAGGAACCGCAGGCCAAATCAACTACGCGAAAGGGTAAAAAACGAGGCAGGAAGGCTATAACAGAAGATGTAAAGGCGCAACGGACCGAAGCAGCCGAACACGCCCGCGAAATGTTCGGTCAAAAAGGCGGTACGCAAAAAAGCCAAAACCAACGCGATGCGCGTGGTCGTTTTATTGGAAAGTCAGGGAGTAAGGCCGCAGCGGAAGATGCCCGTGCTGAACGCGCTGAAAAGACCAGGCGCAAAGAGGATGATGAGCGTCTAAATGCTGAATCAGGTTTATTAAAAAAACTGTCAAAAGTAGCTGAAGGTATAGGTAACCCTTCAGAGACTCGTGCCGTCGATGCTTTAGGTTATGCCGTTGCTGGCCCATTGTGGGCAGCGGGAAAAGAGCTTGGCGGGATATCAAAAGAAGTTGGCGGATCGCTTAATGGTGCCAGAAAGTCTATTGCCGATGTGATTCGTGGCAATGACGATAACAGCCGTAAAAAAGGTTTTTTTAGGCGTAAATCGCAAAGTAGTGCCGATGTCGTTCAGGTTAACACCCAAAAACGGACGGTTCAGGAACTTCAGGATCAGACCAGCGAAATTAAAGAGGGCAATGACAAGATTCTCAGCGCCCTTGATCAGATAGCCAAAAACACCGGGAAAAAGAAGGGCGGCTTGCTGTCCAAATTATTTAGCCTGTTAGGGAAGGGGGCCGGTGGTATTGCTTCCCTCATTTTTGGCCGTGGGGCACTAAAGAAAGTTGGCTCGATGGCACTAGGCGCTTTAGGTATAAAAAAAGTTGCAAGCTTATTGGGCTTTGGTGGGAAAAAAGCTGCTGCCAAAGAAGCTGGCGAATTGGCTACTCGCGGTGCCGGAAAACTTGCAACTAAGGGATTGGGGAAACTAGGTGTTAAGGCACTTGCAAAGGGGGTTTTACGCGCAATTCCGCTAGTCGGCACGGTGGTTGGAGGTATCTATGATGCGGTAACCGGTTGGAATGATACAGAAGCACAACGTCGGACCTTTGGGCTTAAGGATGGGGAAGATCCATCTTTTCAGCAAAAAGCGGCTTATACACTGGCTAACGTTCTCGATATGGGAGGACTGGTATCTGGTATTAGCAGTGCCATTGGTGGCGTTCTCAAATCACTTGGATTTGAGGATATCGGCAATATGTTGCAATCATTTTCGACGGAAAGTATTGCACAGGCCATTGATAGTGGGATTACCAATTTAGAAACATACATTTCTAACCTTGGTGACACCATATCCACAACATTCAACGATTACACAGCCAAGATTGGCGATGCTATTTCAGCCTGGTTCAGTGACACAACCAAGAGTCTGAACGAAAAATTAGACGCCATCAAAGACTTCTTTACTGTCGATAACCTGAAAAAGGTTTTCAGTGATGCAATTGATAGTGCAATTGATTTCATTAAGAACCCGGGGAAATACATTAAAGAGGCTGGCAGTAATCTATGGAGTGCCGCAAAAGAGCTTTCAGGTGAGGTTGCTGATGCCGCTGTTCAGAGCACCCCTGTGGCCTGGGTTGCATCAAAGCTAGTCAATAAAGCGGATGCGAAAGAGGTTACACCTGAATTAAAAACACCTGCTAAAGAACGTCAGGAGGGCAATGCTCCTAAGACTGAATATACCCCTAAAAAGGCTAATATTGTCACTCGTGTTGTAAATGCATCCTTAGATACGGCGAAAGATAGCAATAAAACAGTTAAAGAAACTGCTAATCAGATTATCAATGCAAATGCCGTAGAAACGGGCAATCGCGCGTTGCAGAAAATTGATAAAGCCATTGGTCAAAATAGCTCGTCATCATCGTCGCGTAATACTACTGGAACCAGGAATGATATTCAGAAAGCTGCGGATACCTACAACAATGGCAACTTGGATGTAAAAGTAGGAAGTCTTGGCGCTGAAGGTAAGGCAAATCTCGATAAGTTGGCTCCATATTTTGCTGAACTAGAGAATAAATATGGTCTTCCAGAAGGCACTCTTTACGCGATTGCTGCAACTGAATCAGGAGGGGATCCTAACGCAAAGTCTCCGCTTACAAGATCACCAGATGGAAAGTTAAGTGGTGGCGCACTCGGGATGTTCCAGTTCACGAGTATTGCTCGTAAAGAGACAGGGATATCGGAACCGGATGCATTTGATCCTGTGAAATCGGCAGAAGCTGCGGCTCTTCTCATGAGCAAGTATCTGAAGCAAGCCAATGGAGACTTAAACGAGGCCATCACTGCATATAACGCTGGGTTTGGCACTATCAATAAGTGGAAAAAAGGCACAGGTGACTTATCGAAAGAAAACCGTGAGTACGCGATCAAGGTCAATACTCATCGTGCTCGCTATTTGGGTGGTGAAATCTATACACCTGGAGCAGGAGCACAGGGTGGGGCGCAATATGGAGTGAGGGGACCACTGCCTGATAACGCCGTTATCGATCAGTCTACTGGCCTGGCGTTTACCCCTGGTGATAGCCCGTTTGAGAAAGGCGGTCTGGTAGACAAAATCGGCAATGCTGTTGGCGTTAACGATCTGGTCAACAAATTCATGAATGGCCGGGGGATGCGTCGGGAAGTCGTTCAGGGAACCCTCGAAGAACGTGCACGAGGAAGGGGAACCGCAACGGCAGCTGGCAATGTGTATGTTGATACACCTATGCCAGTTGAAGAGGCACGTCCGGTAGCAAACAACTCAAGTTACTTTGACCAACTCGGTGCACAAATGGGGATTGATGGGCTGTATGACAAACTCATTAATGCCCGGGGAATGCGCTCAAATAATTCTCCTCAACCAGCCTCCACGTCCCAGGTGACGACTGCCGCCAACGATTTGCAGCAACCAACCGGTCGTATGCAGATAGACGGACAGGTTATTAGTGACCTTGGCGGCTCCGGTGCCAAGCCGACAATGCAGTTGGCTGATAATACCGTTTCACTTGATGGTGAAACGAAGCGGCTGTTTGCGCAGATGACCTCATTGCTTGCCAGGATTGAAGAGCACACTAAAGACTCGGCGAAAGGCCAGGGAACTGTCGTAAAGGTCAGCACGCCTCAACCGGGCGTTATGCGCACGGTGCCACTGTCAATTGATGATCCGTTGATGAATGACTACGCGAGAGTTGATTGATGGCCAACAATAACGAAATTGATCCTTTACTGACGCTGGAGTTATCCGGCGTAAAAACGTATGAGTCCCAGGAGGAGGCCTGGGGCGCTCGTTTATATGAGTGGCTGAACACTTATCAGGGTGAGGTATACGGAGATCCGTCATGGGGCAATGTTTTACCGCAGTTTAAACACGAACCGACCAACTTGTCGCATGTTCAAATTGCGGTTGAGGCAATGCTGTTGCAAAAACTGACGGTAGATTTACCTGACATACCGATTTCTGGCTTGTCAGTAGCCGAGGGAGATGCTTTTGATAAGTTGAAAATATCCATTCGTATCAGGGATATAACTATCACACAGGACGTGGTGCTATGAGTAAAACAACACCGACTAAAGACAGTATTCGTGCAGAGTTTGAAGAGCTTGTCGAGAAAGATTCATTCTGGTCGAAGTTTGTCGGCTCTCAATTTGTCTCGATGCTGACATTGTTTATTACCCAGATTGTCTACAGGTGCTTTCAGTATGCCGATGCGGCGCTGGCTGAAGGCTTTATATCGACCGCGACGCGGCGTTCCTCTATCCTGGCAGCGGCAGAAACGAATAGTTACGTTGGTACCAAGCCAACACCGTCATCGGGGATGATTGAGATCACCGCCACAAGTGAAGATGCCCCAGCGGTAATCCCCAAAAACATGCCTTTAATATCTGACGACCAGTACCCTTACATGACTATGGATGTATGCAGGTTGGTTGACGGCACCGGTACGGTAGAAGTGGCACAGTTGGAAATCCAGGAGGTGACATATACCGTTACGGCAGCCAAAGAATTTCTGGAAGTCGTGTTATCAAAGGCTCTCACTGCTGTCTGCTATAAGCTGGAAGTATTCGTGACGACCGATGGTAAGACCACGCAGTGGTCTTCCAGCACTATGTTCCGGTTAGCCGGTAGTAAAAGCCAGGTCTACGTTGAGTTTTATAAACCATCCGAGCAGTTGGGGGTTCGATTCGGCGATGGGCTAATTGGGCAAATACCGCCAGAAGGCTCGACAATTACGCTTAAGGTATGGTGCACCAACGGCGATATAACCCTGGTTGCTGGCCAAAACCTGACGCCTGTCGATTCTGCGGCTAATTTAGCTAATTTGATTTCAGTTAAGACAACGACACCTATAACCGCAGGTACCGATGCTGAAACAACGGAGATCACACGTAACCGTGCACAATATTACCTTGCCTATGATGATCAGGTCGTATGGGGCGGGGACTATACGTATTTTCTGGTTCGTAACATCCCGGGGCTGTCCTGGGTAAAGGCATGGGGCGAAGGCCAGCAAGAGAAATTAGATGGTGCTTATAATGTTCAGAATATCAATAAGATATTTATTTCAGGATGGCATCCAAATAAAAGCCAGTCAGAGCTTGAAGAAATGATCCTGACTGCCTTTAAGAAGGTACCGAATGAACTGAACAAGAAATTCTCTTATAAAGAGGTCAGAAAACTACCATTTAAGATAACCATCACCGGACGGATATCGGCAAGCCTGACCATTGAGAATGTGACCGATGAGCTGAAGTCGGCACTGGAAACAAAATTTGGGCGCGACTCAACTTTCTTTGATCCGAACCGCGTCGGAAAGTACATCCTGATTAAGAAAAAAGACGTTTGGGCGTTTATCGAAACGCTGGGTTATTTCCGCGACTTTTATCTGGAATTTGTCGAGTGGAATGAGTCCAACGGCTTTTACGATTTCGTTTATCTGGATACAGAAAACTCCACCTTTAATATTTCGTATGAGGAGGAGTGATGCAGCGTTCCTGGTTTAATAACCGGCTTACATCAGCTAAGCAAAAGTCATTGCTCTATAAATCATTAGCTGATTTGGTTCAGTCAATGATGGATACCTTTGTTGACCCATGGTTGGAGAGAATTACCAACCGGAAGTCTATTTTTTCCATGAGCAAGGAGGATCTGGAGACCAGGACAAATGAACTTGGCCAGTTCTTTACTATCAGAACGTCGAACTCATCTTCCGTTCCGATGTTGTTACAACAGCGTCTTGATGAGATTCACTTTAAGGGGACTGAACGCCCTATAAACCAGACAATTTACCGCGAATTTAACGGTATTTCTGTTTTATGGGATCCGATATATGCACCGGTGGACCTTGAGCGTCATCCCTATGGCACGGTTCTAATACCAGAAAGCACACTGGAGACTACCGGCGGCACATTCGGCGAGATGTTTCTGACTTCCAGAGGGATGATCAGTATTCCCATAAACGACCTGGCCCGGACAATGGGGATTACTGGCACGATAGATCAGTCCGCAATTACAGAAGAAATTCTCAGAAAGTTTAATCAGTTCGTAAAGCCTCTACTGCCACTGCATATAGTGTTTGATGGGCTTACGCTCTATTTGTCGGTTGTTGTAAATGAACACGCCGACATGATCACTTTGAACGAGATTTCTGATACCGAAAAAGCGTACTGCTGGTTTGAAACTTCGGATACAACTTCGCTTACTGGAGTTACCTCGATTAGCGCCCCGATCACTGCAACGCCGGGCGGCACTATTGTGAAATCGACGCCTACGTTTGATCGCACCCGCGCAGATGATTTGCTGCTGGATAGCGATGCCTGACAATCACCCCGTCCGCAGGGCGGGGTGACAAGTTACTTATCTTACAATGAGGCTTCACAACATTGATTAGGGAAAATCATGTCTGACGTCTCAACAAACCTCTATAAGAGTCAGTTGTTGGACTATTACTATCAGCGGCGCGCTGAATCGTCCATTAACAAAGGCTCTCGATTTTTAATCAGCAAGGCCGTTTTCGGTACCAGTTCGCTGGTTACTAAGAAAGGAGATGGCACTTATGAGATTGGAGAACTGCCAAAGGCTTTCGATCTGGCAGAACTAACCAGTCAATTTTGCACCATCAACCTCGTGCCAACCTACTCAGGTGGGATAATTACTGTCCGAATGGACCTTGATCAAAGCCAGTTGCAGGAAGGGAAAAACTACCCATTCAACACTCTGGTTGTACTGGATAACGAGAACAAGCCAATCGCCATTATTTGTGTCCAGGAAGACTCGCTGTATGTGGGCAAAACATATACCGCAGTTATGGCCATAAACACGACTACAGCATAAGGATATGCTTGATGAATGACGTTACAGTTGTTACATCGGTTACTTACCCATCACCCGAGTCGTTGGCTCTGGTGGCTGATGTGCAATACCACGAACCATATCTGTCAGCCGCGCTAAACCGAAAATTCAGGGGGATTGTTGACCCGGGATTTTATGCCGGTTTCTTACCTAAGCCTGGCGGTGGGATGAACCTGTTAATCACCTCAGTGGATGGTGATAAAACTGCTGGCGCTGCGTCAGTTGATATTGGTGAATTCTACCAGGTAACTATTCAGCATCGTAAGGATATTTCTCTTGCACTTAGCGCAGGTAAGAAATATGCAATTGTGCTGAAGGGAAGATATCTCCTTGGAGGGGATACCTATCAGGTTAATACAGCGTCACATATTCATGCGGCTGAATTTGTTACCAGAACCTATACCGATTCATATCAGTTGGGAGATGGGGAACTGCTTGTTTGTACGGTGAATATCCCTGCTGGCGTATCTGCCATTACCCAGGAGATGATTGATACATCCGAGCGTATTAACCGCACGATCGGCATTGATATTTCAGACTCTGTAACCAGTACCAGAAGTGATGTTGCTGCAAGTTCGCTGGCGGTTAAAAAAGCCTACGATCTGGCAAAAAGCAAGTATACGGCGCAGGATGCAAGCACAACGCAAAAGGGATTAGTTCAGCTCAGTAGCGAAACTAACAGCGACAGCGAAACAATGGCGGCGACCCCTAAAGCCGTTAAGTCTGTAAAAGATCTTGCTGATACCAAAGCGCCAATAGAAAGCCCGAGTCTGACAGGAACGCCAACCGCGCCGACGGCAGCGCAAGGTACAAACAGCACGCAGATCGCAAATACAGCCTTTGTTAAGGCAGCTATAACTGCACTTATCAACGGTGCGCCTGGCACACTGGATACGCTGAAAGAAATAGCGGCTGCGATCAATAACGACCAGAATTTCAGCACAACTATCAACAATGCCTTGGCTCTCAAAGCGCCTTTGGCAAGCCCTGCATTAACGGGTGTCCCTACTGCGCCGACCGCCGCACAGGGCACAAATAATACGCAGATTGCTACGACCGCTTATGTAAGAGCTGCCATATCCGCATTGGTTGGTTCATCACCAGAAGCTCTTGATACCCTGAATGAGCTTGCCGCAGCACTTGGCAATGACCCGAACTTTGCGACAACAATGACAAATGCGCTGGCAGGCAAACAGCCTCTGGATGCAACTTTAACCGCGCTCGCTGGCCTTGCGACTGGTGCAAACAAACTGCCTTATTTCACCGGTAAGGATACGGTAGCGCAGACTGATTTAACGTCAGTCGGTCGCGATATTCTGGCTAAAACAAGCACACTAGCCGTTATCCAATACCTTGGTTTAAGAGAACTCGGTACCAGCGGTGAAAAGATCCCCCTGTTGAGCACGGCTAACACATGGAGTGCGCGCCAGACTTTCAACGGCGGGATCACCGGGGCGCTGGCGGGGAACGCCGACACCGCGACGAAATTAAAAACAGCCAGAAACATTAATGGCGTCAGGTTCGATGGTTCGGCTGACATTAATATCAATACTCTGGTATCTCGCGGTCGCGTAACGGCCCTGGAGGCGAATGCACAGGGAACATCCGGGATTCAGCTGTATGAGGCATACAACAATGGCTACCCTTCCCCCTATGGCAATGTGCTTCACCTTAAAGGTGCCACCGCTGCTGGCGAAGGTGAGTTATTCATTGGCTGGAGTGGCACGAGCGGTGCCCATGCGCCCGTACATATCCGTTCGCGGCGGGATACTGATTCTGCCAACTGGTCTGAATGGGCGCAGGTCTATACGTCAAAAGATTCAATTCCCGGCGTCAATGCCAAAGGGAATCAGGACACCTCTGGTAATGCGGCTACAGCGACCAAGTTGCAGACAGCATGTACTATCAATGGCGTCTCGTTTGATGGTTCTAAAGATATTGAACTTAACCCACGGTCTATAGGCACAATCAACTCCACAACAATGTCTTTTAGTGGTGGTGCAGGATGGTTCAAGCTGGCAACTGTAACCATGCCGCAGGCAAGTTCTGTTGTTTCAATTACGTTGATTGGTGGCGCGGGATTTAACGTGGGGTCACCTCAACAGGCAGGTATATCTGAACTTGTTTTGCGTGCAGGTAACGGTAATCCGAAGGGGATTACTGGTGCTTTATGGCAGCGCACATCGGCAGGGTTTACAAATTTTGCGTGGGTCAATACTTCTGGTGACACTTACGATATTTACGTTGCTATTGGAAATTATGCGACTGGTGTAAATATTCAATGGGATTATACCAGTAATGCCAGCGTAACGATTCATACTTCACCAGCATATTCTGCTAATAAGCCGGAAGGATTAACGGACGGTTCTGTTTATTCGCTGTATATTTCGCCGCATGAACTTTATCCGGTTGGCGCACCGATCCCTTGGCCATCAGATACCGTTCCGTCTGGTTATGCCCTGATGCAGGGGCAGACTTTTGACAAATCTGCATACCCGAAACTTGCAGCCGCTTATCCGTCAGGTGCGATCCCTGATATGCGTAGCTGGACGATTAAGGGCAAGCCCGCCAGTGGTCGTGCAGTATTGTCTCAGGAACAGGACGGCATTAAATCGCACACCCACAGCGCCAGTGCATCCAGTACGGATTTGGGGACGAAAACCACATCGTCGTTTGATTACGGTACTAAAACGACCAGTTCATTTGATTACGGCACAAAAACTACGAATAGCGCTGGAAATCATTCACACAATATACCTGTTGGTCACACTGGCGCGGGGAATGGTGTATCAGCCGGTTATAACGCTGCGTTAGGTACTGGTACCACGTCGAGCGCAGGAGGGCATGCTCACAATGTATATATCGGTGCCCATAACCACACTATCGGCATTGGTGCTCATGCCCATTCTGTCATTATTGGTCCCCACGGACACACCATCACCGTTAACGCTACGGGTAACGAAGAAAACACCGTAAAAAACATCGCATTTAACTATATTGTGAGGCTTGCATAATGACATTCAGAATGAGTGAACAATCACGGACCATAAAAATTTATAATCTACTGGCTGGAACCAATGAGTTTATTGGTGAAGGTGATGCATACATTCCACCTCATACAGGTCTGCCTGCAAACAGTACCGATATTGCCCCGCCAGATATTCCGGCTGGCTTCGTGGCCGTTTTCAACAGTGATGAGGCATCGTGGAATCTCGTTGAAGACCATCGGGGAAAAACCGTCTATGACGTGGCTTCCGGCGACGCGTTATTTATTTCTGAACTTGGCCCATTACCGGAAAATGTCACCTGGTTATCCCCGGAAGGGGAGTTTCAGAAGTGGAACGGCACAGCCTGGGTGAAAGATGCAGAAGCAGAAAAACTGTTCCGGATCCGGAAGGCGGAAGAAACAAAAAACAGCCTGATGCAGATGGCCAGTGAGCATATTGCGCCACTTCAGGATGCCGTAGATTTGGATATTGCGACGGAGGAAGAGGCATCGTTACTGACTGCATGGAAGACATATCGGGTATTGTTGAATCGTGTTGATACAGCAGTAGCAGCGGATGTTGAGTGGCCAGTCGCCCCGCAATAAAAAGATAAAGCCATCGATAGAAATATTGATGGCTTTATGTACTCTATTTATACAATACAACACCGCTCTTTTTAGTAATATATGTGCAGTTCGATGGTATATCTTTATTTATAAAAGACATTGCACCTATTTTTACATTATCCCCAATTTTACGTGATAATCCAATGATGCAACAATTAGCTCCGATATCAACGTTATTACCAATTTTTACTCTTGAACCAGGCATGTCACCATCTATCTGTCCAATGGTAGTATTCTGCCGTAACACCAGATTTTCACCAGCATCAACAGCAAAATGAACAACAATTCCAGCATGATGGGGAATTGTTAACCCTTTTCCAATATTTGCGCCCAATCCAATTTCACAACCAAATTTGTTAATTATTTTACTGTTTAACTTTTTGGCTGCTTTCTTATGTAATTTATTACCATTAATATGCATTTCATTAGCCAATCTCCACCAGAAAAGAAAATTCCGATTGCGCTGCCTCTTCTCTCTTAATAGTCGCCAAACATCCATTTTTTCACGCCTGATGACTTCAGCCATCCAATAGCTCAATAGAGCTTTTGAATTCCCAAAGATGACAAAGTGAATAGCTATTAAGTAACATAACATATTGCAATTGCCTATATTTTTGGTTTCTATGGTTATATATCGACATTATAATTAAAACAATAAGCATCAGTGTGTTACTGCGTTCCTGCTAAACTAAACCAACGCACAATGTAAACACAAATATTAATTTTAAACTGAGCACTAAAGGGATGTCAATATTGTATTGATAATAAGTTGCAAGATTGCCACTACTTTCTATTTTTTGGGATGCAATAATTTATATTTTATCTATTCAGTGTTTCTTTGGGCTTATTAAGGATGTCATTATTAATTTATGGCTTGCCATTTCTATACATATCTATTAAAAATTTTGATTTGTCTATTGAAAATAGATTTAATTGATTGGTTTAATTTTTACATGACGCTCTTTAATATAACTTCAGGTATATTAAAGCACATGCATTATATCCAGAGAAAATCAACAAAATTGTTAGCCCTTATTTGTTGGGCTTATAGATATTAATTAAGGCCCGATCCCGGGCCTTTCCTCATTCCGGTTTTTCTGGAAACGTTACTGGCAGGATGGAGGTATCTGTAGATTCGACTTTCTGCGCATATAGCATCCACTCGGTTAATTTCTGTTTATTCTCATCGGAAATGATGCCCAGCCGTAGCTGTGAGTCCCACAGTTGGGTTTTATCCCTGACAAGTTGCAACAGGCTTTGCTTTTCATTCTCTGCCTGCTGCCTCTGTTCTTCCTCGGTGTAAGTTCGCTTTATCACTACGCCATCTTTGAACATCCATTTACCCGAAATATCAGCCCGGCGATTTGCTGTAATATCAGGTAATTCAACGACGCTTGCGCCTTCCGGATTAATTGCTGAAACATCCTTTTCAATACAAATAATAACGCCGTTACGGTCATAGACCATTTTCAATGTGTCTGGCTGGAAATTCTTTTGTTCCTCATACCAGTTTTTTCCATCATCTGAATAAAGCCATTTGATGTTAAATTGCTTTGTTAGCTGGTATTGCTCTTTTGTTTTAGGGTTGCCAGCAGTAATTTTTTTTAAGTGCATCATCGTTAAATACTCCCCGCGTTATACCACGTCCCATTAATGCAATACTGAATTGGCCTTGCCTGAGTTGTATCAATTAATTCATCACGGTTTCCGTTAACTGAACC